CAATCGCGTCCGTGTAGTTGAACGACTGAGCGCCGAGAGCACGGTACAGGAGAGTGTTGGGCTCGAGCGACGCGCAGTAGTCAACGTTCTCGTCAGGTTGGACAACCCAAATAAGTTCCTTGACAGGGTGGTTGAAGTTAAGTTTAATCTTGTTCGACGAGGAACCAACGGACTCGTCACCAGTGAACTGCAGCTGTTCAATGAGGTACTCATGAGGGTTCTGTGCCATGCGTCTGCGCTCGTCCGTGTCGAGGAACACGTAATCGACGTACAACGATGCCGCTACAAGAGACTGATTGTAGGCAGTGGTAACCTTGAGCTTGCCTCCGCCCGACGAAGACGTCGAATTCATGTTGCTGACCGCCCAGAGGCACTCGTCAATCGGGCGAAGATCGATGTTGATGCGAACCTCGTGGTACTGAAGAGCGATGAGAGGAAGCGCGAGGCCAGGGTTCTTGCAGAACCAGAACTGGAGAGGCACGTACAGGGTGCTTTCGGGCAAGGCGTTACGAGGAGCGCAAATCTGGCGAGGAGCGTTCGACTGGCAAGGACCATCCACGGCCGAGAACGACGGGTCAGTGATGTAGGTGAGCTGAGTGGTGTTGCCAACCATCTGGTAGTACCCGAGCTGCTTGGCCGATGGTATGGTGAGCTGATTCCAAATGTGCATCCAATCGCCATATTGGCGGTCAATGCGCTGACCACCAATCTCCACCTCCACCTGAGCAATCAGCTGCTCGCCAGGGAAATCGAGCCAACGGGCGTACACGCCGTTGTTGACACTCCCATTGCCGTTGTTCGACATCGACTGGTTGATCTCAGGAAGGGTAACTTGAAGAACCGTAGTGTACGCCAAATCACCATTTCTCGAGATGGTGCAGGTGACCCGGCGACCAAAGTCTGCCTGGCCGTTGAAAGTCTGCTCAATGGACTCCATCGCGAAGTTCGTGTAGCGGCGGTAAGTTACTTTCCAGTAGGTAATCTGAGGATTACCAGTAAGGTATACATCTTGGGCGCCATAAGCTACTAATTGCATTAAACCGCCTCCCATTTATATTATTGCTAAAGAAAAAAAAAATAGAAAAAACGATATAATTCATATTGTTGTTTTTGTTTGTAAATATTACTTGCTTCAAAATTATAACACGATATCCCATGTAATCCGTATCCTTTACACGTAAAAAACAAAGTCGTTGAAGTAAAATTCGGTATTAAATTATGTCGTTCTATTATATGAGCAATTTGATACCTTCTATACCCCCAACTTATCCCTATCAAACCTTTATTAAAACGCCTACAGAGTTAGGGTCGTCGACCGCAGGAAACCTCGACGCATTAAAAAAAGACATTAAGATATTAGGTGCTTACAAAGACGTCCTTTTAAAAGGCGAATCATCCGCGCAAACGGTTAGTCCATTAGGAAACAAATATTTCATCGACACCGGTTCAACGTGCAAAGACTCGAACGGAGAAAGTAAACCAAGATTCGTTTACATGAACAATGTTCCCGACGGAACCTCCATTTTGGGGGGTAGAGGGTTACTGCCAGGTATACTTGGAAATTTAGAACATATTAACCCCATGGCGATATTTCACGCATTCGACAAGTCGACAGACTGTCAAGAGATCACCATGCCGATCAGAGACAACGATAACATCACCGGAACAGAGACCCATCACGTTAACAATTCGGATATCAAAGATTATAGTCCGTGTTGGTTCAACACAAGAATAAATCCGGTAACAAATGCGTCGTGCAGACAAGGAATGACGACTCGAAATCCATTTCAGACCAACGACAAGCTACTCCAACTTTACTTTACAGGAATTAGTGCTGTAGGAGTTTATATATTGTACAATTTACTCTACAAAAAAAAATATAATGATATAATATAATGGATCTTAAAACTACAATTGTTGCTACCTATGATAGTTTGTGCAACCCTGCAAAATTTTATTTTATAATTTCTACGATATTTTTCGTCCTGCTGTTGTTACAAAATTTGGGTCAAGGTTCACAATTTAATTTAGGCGTTCATTCGGTCAACTTTCATCAAACACCCATGATTCTTATTGGAAACCTCTTGTATTTACTCGCATGGACTTGGTTATTAAATATAATTTGCAAACATTTACACCCAATTATTAGTTGGGTCCTTGTGTTTTTCCCTCTTATTATATCATTTTTCATTCTTGTTGTTGTCTTCGGCACCGTGATGGCAGCGGCTACCGCATCAATTGAAAAGACCGCATCTACAAATCAAAACAACCTTTACAGTAATCAGAACAACCTTTATGGTAATCGGTTCGGTCAAAGAAATCAGTTCGGTCAAAATAATTACAATTCAGAGTTTGCAAATTAGTAGTGTTGATTCAACACCTTTCCTATAGGTTGGTTCAACACATTGCCTATAGGTTGTAATTCTTTTCCTTGAGTCATTCTAATAAAATTTGCTCCTTGATTGTACCATGTATTCAATGGAGCAAACATATTGAATCGATCGTCACCCCCTGTGTAACGCCGCTTCTTTGTACGTTTTGTTTTTCTCCGTGTGCCTCCAACCTGTTTGCTGGGGTGTAAAAAAATATGAGGATTCACGTTATTACTGTAATAGTTACTTTTGCCCCACGTGTTGATGTTAAAAGATGGCCCTACAAACGTATATCCGCCTTTACTTTTTCGAGTTCGACGCATTGTATACTCTATAGATATATTTTATGTCAGTTCACAATGGGTAAGAAAGTGTCGGCGACAACATTGCTGTAAATTTAATTTATCCATAACGTTTGCCTCTGCTGTTTTTTGTATTGGTATTTCCTTACTGAAATAAACCACTTTTTCTGTTTTTTTGGTTTCATTTTTGATCCTACTGACTTCTTCAAGGTAATAAGTGTACGTGTCGGCAATCACGTTTCCACACGTAAAACATTTGATAGGAATAATCATTTTATACTATTCATCTACACAATAGTTTTTAATTCATTTTTATTTTTATTGTTCTACAACGTTTTCAAGAAAATGTCAAGCAACGTAACTGAGTACTGCATTCCTTTTGTAAATCAATGGTGGTACAGGTCGAATAAAAATAATTGACAGCAATAAAAATAACAGTATCAAAAAGAAACTTGTTGGCATGTATACACTTATTTTTTATTAAAATTTATTTTTAATGTTCGCCACAATAGTACAAATGTCCGTGTTACATTTCAAATAATAATAACACCGAAAACAAACCAACACGTCGACCATTGAATTGTGCAAATTGTTTGGAGTGTATCCGAATAATTTTTCATGCAATTCTGACAACTTAGGATACTTAAGTCGACCTGTTGTGACATTCATAATGTTGCACACATGGATGCTTCGTTTCATAGTGCAGAAAAATTCTATGTACGGATTGAATGTTAAATTATGACGCAAACACTCTGCTTTGATCATGCTGACGTCGAACGACACGTTATGCCCAACGATGACGTCACACGCTTCTACACAAACCATGAAGATCTCAAAGATAGGTTTGAAATCAAACCCATTCTTACTTAGTCCATTTGTAATGTGATGGATATGACTGTTTTCAATTTCTACAGGCACGCGAAGAATATAATCATGTTGAATCGTTATTTTGTTTATCTCGGTATCGAACAACAAATAACTCAATTGAACAATATATGGCCATTTTTCAATATCATCTGGTGTAGGAGTTTTAGACGGAGGCAATCCAGTAGTCTCCGTATCAAACACCAGAACTTTCATTTTCTTTCATTTTGGTACGAGAGACGAATCTGAATCAATTTAATTTTTTATAGTTCATTATTATAGATGAAATTAACAACTGGTTTGCTATTAGGAATGTGTATATTTATCGTAGTCGTAGTCATGGGGTCCATGTTAGAACCATTTAAAACGTACAATCGGCCTGATCTCGCCCGTCTTCGACAACTTCGCCGAGGAACTGGTCCGTTTGCTGGAACTGGTAAATATAATACTCGTGATTTTAGTGATGTTCAACCTTTTTGGTGGAAAATAAAAATTTACTTTATTCGACTGTATAGAGCCATTTTTTCAGTAGTGTAACCAGAACTTTCATTTTTTAATGAAAATGAAAGTTGATAATCCAATTTAATTTTTTATAGTTCATTATTATAGATGAAATTAACAACAGGTGTATTATTAGGGGTGTCACTATTAATCATCATAATCATCGCGGTTACTTCATACGGTGAATCATTTGTACCTAAACAATCCACCCAATCAGGAATTCTAAAAAATAAACCTAATGAGGGCTACAATTATCTCAACAGTTTTAGGCGCAGAAACAGCGGTAACTACAATAATCTTGGCGCTTCTCAAACGCCTATCATGTCAACCCAATCAAGAATTTATCAAGCCCCTAAAAAAATGTCCACACAATCAAGAATTTATCAAGCCCCTAAAATGTCCACACAATCAAGAATTTCTCAAGTCCCTAAAATGTCCACACAATCAGGAATTATAAAAAATAAACCTAATGAGGGTTACCAATATGTGAGCAGTTTTAGACGCAGAACTGGTAAATACGACCGCAACGATGTTGACGCTAATCTCGGTGTTTTTAGTCAGGATAGCAGACATCTGAATAATCGTAACATGATGACACGAATTCCAGAAGTTTCCGGGTTTCAAACTGAAACATCTTTACATGGAAGATCTTTAGAAGGGTTTGCATCAGATGATTGGAGAGAAGAACGTAATATGGATTATGGGGGTTTTGATATAGTAGAAGATAAGGCGGCCAAACTAAATTTAACTATACAGCAATGCAAAGAAAAGTGTTTACAAAGACCAGATTGTTTATTATTTACCCATGAAGTTAAGGATGATGGAGAAACTCACTGTTGGATGAAGAATAATATTACAAAAACTCCAACGCCAAATACTAAATATACTACTTTTTTTAAATCCACACCAACACCAGATCCAACACCAGCAGCAGTAACAATAGGAAATAATGCAATAGATGTAGTTCCCTATGACACGAACCAAACAGCAATAGTAGGTAATTCAACGTCGATTACACCATTAACTTATCAGCCGTCGTTCTATGATTGGAGTAAAACGTCGGAAACGTTTTCGGAATATTTTAAAATATGGTCTACTGAAGCACAAAAAGCAAAGACCACATTAAATCAATTAGGGAACGACGCAAAAGCATCAGTTTTATATAAAAAAGTATTACAAATAGCAAACGAATTATATGGACAAGTAGTATCAAAATTAACCAAAGTACCAGTAACCAATAATTCAACAGACGCAATAATAAAAACAAGAATAGCAGCAGAAGCAGCAGAAAAAACAGCAGCAGCAGCAGGAGCAGCAGAAGCAGCAGATTCGACAACAAAACCAGCAGCAACAGAAGCAACAAAAATACAAGCAGAACACGCAGAAAAAAAAAGAATAGTAGCAGAAGCAGCAACAGAAAAAGCATTAAAAGAAGCAGAAGAAGCAGCAGCAAAAGAAGCAGCAGTAAAAGCAGCAGAAGCAGCAGCAAAAGAAGCAGCATTAGCAGCAGAAAAAGCAGTAAAAGTATTAAAAGATCCAGTTAAACCTATTCCAGCTCCAGGTACTCTACCATATTCTCAGTTTGGGTATTGTGATGATGACAACAACTTGATGAAATCAGATCAAGCCGGTTCGAATTGTGGAGGTCGTTATGGATTTTGTGATGACATGAGAACTAAAAAGACGGACACAAAGGGTAGTAATTGTCCAATTGGTTGCAATGCATCTTTGTTTGGCTGCTGTCCAGACGGCAAAACCCCCAGACCAAACATGAATTCTGATGAAGGTTGCAATTCGGTACCATCAAACGAAATTTCGGTACCTGCTCCATCAAACGCAAGTGGTTTAAATGTTAATAATATAGAAATGAATACCAGTTGTGTTTATGATTTTTTGCAAGCGCCTGGCCAAATCGGTGCCACGTATTTAGGTAATTTTGATTCATTTGATGCTTGTTCTAAATCCCCGAATATTCCGCCAAATGCAAAGACAATAACTTATCATGGTAAAGATGTTCCAACTTATGCAAAACAGTGTTATAGTACTAATGAAAACAAAACATCGCGTCATGTAAACGATGCAACATGCGGTTCTGTTTCTGGCAGTTACATAAATCAGACGCAACCGTCGGTACAACCGTCGGTACAACCGTCGGTACAACCGTCACAAGAATCGACACAAGCATCGACACAATCGTACATTAACCAGATCCAATCCTACATAAATAAGATCCAATCCAGCCTAAATCCGACCCCTTACGTAAATCCGACCCCTTACGTAAATCCGATCCAAACATCCTATATGCCCACTGCCACAACTGTGTTCATACCTCCACCATATTCGAGTACTCAATTAGATAAAGAAAAGTTGGATAAAGAAAAGTTGGATAAAGAAAAGTTGGATAAAGAAAAGTTGGATAAAGAAAAGTTGGATAAAGAAAAGTCGGATAAAGAAAAGTCGAATAAAAAAAGGTCGGATAAATCATGGAATTCCTATCAGTCATGGGAGTCGCCTGGACCTGGATTCTGCCCATCTTGTCCGGAACCTGCTCCATGCCCCGCTTGCGCCCGGTGCCCCGAATCACCGTTTGAGTGCCAAAAAGTGTCAACTCACGGAACAACCAACTCAGGCTATTTACCAAGAGCAGTTTTAGCTGATTTTTCGAATTTCGGTAGGTAATCTACTCCGTATGCATCGAGGGTGAACCACAAACGACTCGCGGTTTGTGCCCTGAGGAACGATTTGAATGATGCATTTTGCTTTTTCTCCATACAGGGGTTCGGTGCATCCTTCCTCCATTTTTTTCCTTTGAACAGTTTTATTAAATTGTTCAACCGTACATCTTGCCCGAAAATGTTCGTATCTCTCCCGCACATCGCAATAGGTTAATCCTGACTTTTTATTCAACATTTTGTTTATACATTCGTGTAAGTGGTAAATGTACCGAGAAAATGAATCGCGATTTTTCATAGTCTCCATGGTCAACGGTAATTTCTTGAAATTTTTGGTTAAATTTATTCGACAATACTTGCACGGTAACACATGTTGAAGACTTAAAACAAAATCTCGATAGTGTCGTTTATCCTCCGTCGTTGGGTTTATAGGATAATTGAAACTCATGGTATGCAGAACGTGCCACATGCTTGGCCCCCAAACGGTGGTCAACATTCCGTCTCCATTCAAAAGATCTGCCTTTTTAAACTCACGTTTTTTCCGTGTTTTTTGTGCATATCTCATACTGTAACTAAAGAAATTATTTTGTATTCGTTTAATCATTTAACTATTTATATTTTTTTATGTAAATGGATTATATTCGTGAGTATAAAAAAACGATTTATGCAATCTCTGGTATTACACTCCTTGTTGTTAGTATCATCATTGCTGTTAAACTTATCAAACCCAGCTTAAAAAAAAGCTATGGTTCTAACAACGAGTTTAAGAAAAAATCGAGCCAGCCGAACAACGTAGTTGAACTCATGTTCTTTTACACGGCGTGGTGTCCTTATTGTAAAAAGGCCCGACCTGAATGGGATAAATTTAAAAATCAATGGGAAAACAAAAGCATACAGGGGTATTCAATCGTGTTCACAGAAGTTGATTGCGACACGAATGAGAAGCTTGCCAATGAGTACAAGGTTGACGGTTATCCAACCATTAAATTGTTAAAAGACAACAAGGTTGTTGATTATGACGCGAAACCAAGCGTCGATACGCTCAACTCGTTTTTAAAAAATGAATTTTAAGCATCGACGTCGTGGGTACAATTTGTCAATGAACACCGTCACATTTTTCAACACTTGTTTACGATCATAAATATCAGTCGGGTAAATGTACATTATTTTTCCATTTATATAAACTCCACCGATGTAAACGTTGGTGTCTGTCATGACAAATCCTTTCACGGGATTTGTGTTTAGTTCATAAATAATTTTAAAATTAGATGGAATGGTGTTCGTGTTGTGACAAGATCTCGTTGCGTTCTCCAACGTGTCATAGATGGCGCGCACGGACGACCACGCCGTAATTGATCTCATTTCGATTAGTTTCCATCCAACATCGTCGTGTTTGACACTGTGAAACTTCTCCATTTGTTGATATACTACTGAAGCATACATTTATATTCAATTTATAATCTGTTTAAAAATGATTCACAACTCAGCACGCCTTGTTCGTAGATGGCTTGTCTGTTTTCTATTGTCCCCATGAAGAGTTTCCATAATTCAAGGTCGCTCATACAATGGTCTGTCAAACATATGATTTCGTGTTTCAACACATTCTTACCTACATCAAAACATCCCAGCACTCCGAAACTTTTGTTTAAAATATAATAAGCATAAGTTATGGCCGACATCTCTTTAAAATTAAAAGGCACGTCGTCCTTTTTTTTCATGATACGAATCGACAAAATTTTATCGTGCTCTTCATTCGGAATACTACGCATCAAATCATGAACCGGATAATTATTTAATATGCCTCCATCGATGTAGTACTTATCTAAATAATAAACTGGTGTGAACAAGGGGGGAACCGATGCCGACATACAACACGCGTCCACCAATTTCAAGTCTGGAAATGTGAGGTGGTTGAGGGTCACCGTCGTAAATGAACTTAATTCGGTCGTCATGATGTGTAACTCAACGTTCGTTTTAGCGTACGCATCTTTTAGTGTAATGTCAACTGGTATGTCGTTGGCATTCAACAACGGAATCAACATCTGTTTCAATAAATCATTGTCCAACATTCCCTTTTTTTCATTCAAATGGAACACCGACTCCATGTCTAATTTAACCAATTTGTTCCAGGGACGGTAAATACAATACTCGATTATCTGGTTGATATCAATGTCTAAAATTAACAACGCTCCGATGCTCGCCCCGGCTGACGTCCCGTACACTTTTTTGATTGTTTTCATGTCCAACATTTTTTTGTCCAACATCGTTTTAATAATTCCAAGCTGGCCCAACCCATTCGGACCTGCTCCTGATAAAACCAGATATTCGACCATGTTATGGTTACAATCATCTTCTTATTATTTTTCTGTAAAATACATATCTACCAAAAAAATAGATCGGTCGTACATTTTCTTACTATTTTTTTCTGTAAAATACATATGAATATCAAATCCACTAAATTAGATTTAGATGACTTGTACACGTACAAAAAACAATGCACCATCAATACTATCACGTCGTACAATAAAATCATCGACCGAATACACACTCGCATCAAAACAACTTCGCGACAAAAGATCAACAACGAATGTTGTTGGTTTGCTGTTCCCGAAATCGAACTTGGGACGCCCAAATACGACGTAAACGATTGCATAAAATACATCATCGCAGAACTGATTGAAAATGGATTCAAAGTGAAGTATACACACCCCAATTTGTTATTCATCGTGTGGAATCATTGGGTTCCAGATTATGTTCGAACTGAATATAAAAAACAAACGGGAGTTGCGATCGATGGATATGGGCAAGAAATTAAAAAGGAGGACAAGGATATCGTG